TTGGTTTCACAACCAAAACAAATGGCGGTCACTGACCGCCGCTACAGTATATTAACAACTTTCATATATACAAAAACAGTCGGGCGACAATGCTTTGCATTTTGCAAACTGTCTGCCCGACCGCAATTTTCAATTTTCCATTTTCAACTTTCAATTAAAAAAACTTCCGCTCGGGCATAATATGCTTTTAATATTACATACTATCTTCCCGAACCGGGTGCAGCGACACGCTGTCGATCAATCTGTTTTTTGATTTTGTCAAAGGTTACACCGTATTTTTCGGCAATGTCTTTGGCATAGCTTACACCTTGAGGCGGAGCGATGAAAACCTTGAACGAACGCTGTCCGTTTTCGACACCTGTTACCAGACTTTCAATCTTGCTGTCGCCCTTTACGGTTGTGTTCACCTCGTCAAGATTGCGAGCCAAATCGTGCATATGGGTATTAAAAATCGCCCTTGTGCCGAGATACCGCATTGATTTGACAACATCACGGGCAATGTACAAGCCCTCGGCAACATTGGTTGTTGCAAGGCTTTCGTTGAGCAAAAGCAAGCTGTAACGGCTTGCCGAGGAGAAAATTTCGGCAAGTCTTTTGCTTTCTTCACCGAGTCTGCCGAGGTCAACGGTATCGTTTTCATCGGCAGGAAAATGCGTAAAAATGCTGTCGCATGGGCTGAATTTCATCTGCGTTGCAGGAACATATATTCCGTTCTGAGCAAGCAGAAACGCAAGTCCGACCGCCTGAGTAATCGTGGTTTTACCGCCACGGTTCGGACCTGTCAGAATGTAAATTCGCCTGTCATCGTTAAAATCAATATCGTTTGTGACAATATCCAAATTCTCACCGTTTGTCGATTTTATGCCTAGTTTGAGGTTGTAAACATCTCTAAGACAGCAGTTTCTGTCCTCTTTCGGCAAAACTTCTGCCTTGCACAGCGGAAGATTTTTCTTTTTCATCTTATCACAAAGCTCTGCAAAACGAATATAGAAAATGATTTCGGGCATAAGCGAAACGAACGAGTAGCCGTTGACATTGACATATCTGTTGAGCATTGATTTTATGTCATTTACGGTTCTGCGGAGGATATCGGTCACAACATTTTTGAGTGCATCAGACATAGGATCTGCGCCGGTCAGCGAGCTGTTCATAGTGCGGTTTACATCCTGCTGAGCGCCCACAACAAACTGTCCCAGCCCGAACTGCGAGGTTGACGGATTGGACGGATGAAAGCTTAAAAATCCCGAAACATCGTTGCCGTGGTGCAGTTCGCTGTCACGGTTTGTAAACTTCATAAATCTTTTGAGAATACCGCTGTCGGTAAATTCTTTGTCATTGAGTGAGATTACACCCACACTCTTTGGGCGGAGCAAATCGTCAAGATTCACACCGAGTGTAATGCTCTTGAGCTTTTGAGCCTTTGCAAGCGTATCTATTATATCCTTTTTTAGTTTGGGAAAACCGCTGTCATTGTAAATTGACTGAACATTTTTCTTGAGCTCAAGCAGACCCTGCGACTTTACTTCAATTGTTTCAAGCGTGTTTTTTATTCTTGTAATGCAATCGACATAGCCGTCCATTTCACGAAGTCGGTTTACAAGCTGCCACAAGGAAGATGCCTCGGTATCCTTTTGAAAGCGCTCAATTTCACGCAAATCGTTCAGCTTTACAAGGAGTGCGGATAGATCATCACGAAGTTTCGGAAAACGGAGAAAATCCTCAAAAACATCGCAACGATATTTTATAACTTCCTCGTCATCCGTAATATTTATCAGCAGCTGCTTTATGCTGTTGCGTTCATACTGCTCTTTTGTGAGAGCATCACATATATAATCAACCGACAAATCATTCAGCGCCTCTTTGTTGAGAGTTCTGTAGGATGCATTTGAATTTGTCGGGTGTAATAAGCTGAAATTTTCCATAATTCACCGCCGAAAAAATTTGCCGTATAACGGCTTTATTTGAATGATAGCACAAAAAATTTTTGTTTTCAACCGACAAATCGAAAATTTGCACTTTGGCTGATTGTGTGATATCATAGCTTTGGAGCAGATTGCTCTCAAAATCAAAATAACGGTCGGGAGGATTGACTTATGGATAAAAAGATGCTTGACAGAATTAACGAGCTTGCAAAAAAGAAAAAGGAACAGGGACTTACCGAGGCTGAGCAAAAAGAGCAGAAAGAGCTGTACAAAATATATCTCGGTGAAATCCGCACACAGTTCAACGCAACACTTGACAATGTAAGCGTTGAGGAAAAGGACGGCACTGTAAAACCGTTCAAAGAGGCATACAAAAAGCCGTACGACAAAAACTGATTTTGACATTCAAACAGAAGTCATGCGAAAATTTAATTACACAGTCAAACAAAAAAGCAGTTCCGATTTTGGAACTGCTTTTGTTTTATAAAGTTATTTAATTACTTGTATCTTCTTCCGCCCTTTTGGCTGTTCTTTGGAAGCTGAATTTCGGCAGTATCGTACTTACTGCGTCTTTCTGACTTTCTGCCTGAAGACGAGTAATCATCGGCATAATCATCGTTACTGCTGTAACGCTGTGGCTGTACAGATTTGCTCTTTGGAGCGTTACTTCTGCCGCCGACTGTGACTCTCTTCTTTCTGTTGAGAACAGTTGAAATTACAAAGTACACAATGCCTGCAACACCGAGTGAGAGTAAAACGAGTGAAACATAGAACATCCAATGACCGTTGTCACCCTTGCTGTTATTGTTCTTGATGAAGTTAAAGTCATCACCGTCAGAACTCGATGTGTCGGTATTTTTAAGATTTTTTGCGATATCCGACCAGTCGTTGCTTGAAAGAGTTTTTTCGTCAATGTTATCGTCAGACTTGATGAGCGACGCTGACGGAGCAGTATTTGACGGAGCAACATAGGACTGACCGCCGCCTACATATGACGGCTCAGAGTAGTAGTAAGTCTGACTGCTGCTGTAATTATTGTCATAACTGTTATTGTTGTAGTCATAGCTACTGTCATAGTTATAGTTGTTGTCATATGACGAATCACTTGACGAATAGCCGGGATCTACATATGATGAACTGTCCGAAGAATCCGGATACACAGGATCGGGCTGTGGCTGCGGCTCAGGCTCAGGCTCCGGTGATGGTTCCGGTGATGGTTCCGGTGATGGTTCCGGTTCGGGCTCCGGCTCTACGGGATCAACAATAACGCTTGAATCTCCGCCGGGATCAACCTCCTCACCGACTGCCGATACGGAAAAGCTCACAGCAGAAATGCTCAAAAGTGCCGTCAGAAAAATTGCGCAAAGCTTTGAATGTTTTTTCATAAAAGCCCCTTTCTTCAGAATAATCTGAAAATGCGTCTGTTGTATATCCGATATCAATTATTTTGAGCTTTTATCGGATGCCGATGTTGTTGACGCCGATGTTGTAGGCTCAACCGCAACGAAGAAGAGTTCGGGCTTATACTTGTCAATAACCGAAGTGTTTTCTTCATACTTGAGTTTCTCTGCAAGACTGTCAATGTACTTTGAAAATTCGTCTGACTTCATTGACGCAAGTACACCGGCTCTGTTTGATTCGTTGCCGATATAGCTGTCAACATCCTTGCTGACGTCTTTCTTATAAACGAGATAGTAGATTGCGCTGTCGCCGCTGCCAACCTTGAGAGTTTCAGCCTTGCCTGTTTTAAGCTTGCCGATAGCCTCTTTAAGCTCGTCACCGATTGAGCTCTTGTCGAGAACTTCTACCTTTGAAACAGAAGAATCTGTTCCCGAACCGCTTGACTTCTTGTATGATGCAATAACATCATCAAAAGAACCGCCCTTGTTAAGGTCATTCTTGTAGCCGTTAAGCTGATCCTCAACCTTCTTGATTTCCTTGTCGCTCATTGCAACATTCTTTGATGAACCTGCCTCATCTTTTGTTGATGTATAAAGGTTCACGGGAAGATATGAGTAGTCCGTATAGTTTTCCTTGAAATACTTTGTAAGGTCGGCGTCGGAAACTTCCTTTGAACCGCCCTTGCCGTAAACTGCTTTGAAGAGAGCCTCATACTTTGTGTTGTAGAGAGTTGTGCAGTATGCAAAGCTGTCGAGTGAAACGCCGTACTTTTCATACTGCTTCTTCATCGGCATTACATAACCCTGTGACGCATACGGGCCGACATTCCAGTATGTTTCAGCCTGATTTGTTGCGGAGTCAAGAGTTGCCTGACCGATGTTTACATTTTCCTTTTTAAGCTGTTCGTCAACTACGAGGTAGCTGAGGCACATTTTCTTAGCCTGATCTTTAATCCACTCTCTTGCAACCTGCTCGTTGCCGTCATCGTCCTTGATTTTTTCATCAAGCCACTTGTCAGATGTCGAATCATAATCGTCAAGCTTTTTAGCAAATGACTCAGCCTGACTGTAAGCTGCATTGAGTGAGTAGATATAAACGCCGATGGCAAGCTCGTTGTCGCTTGTCTTATACGACCATTCTTTGTTAAGAGTTGTGGGTGTACAACCTGCAATTGCAAAAACTGAGAACATCATAACAATTGCAAGTAAAAATGAACCAACCTTGATATTAGGCTTCATAGTTTTTTACCGTCCTTCTGAAAAATTAAATGCAAAGTGTCCTGCAAACACACTTTCACAGGATAATGTACCTTACGATTATACACAAAAAAATCGTCATTGTCTACATTTTTATAAAATTTTGTTGAGAATTTCCACCGAAAAACAGTATTTTTGTAGTTTCGGGAGGTTTTTTCTTAACAAATTACGGCTTCATGCCGCAAAATTACTGCACACCGAAAATTTTGGTGAGGATTTCAAGCGGAGCGGAACTGTTTTTGCACTCAACCGCAACGCACGGTTTTGCTCCGGCAACAAGCTTTGCCTTTCCGCCCAAAGCAATGAGCAAGTCGGCAACCTGAGGGGATTTGAGTTCGTTTACAAAGAGCATGAGTGTTGTGCCGTTCTGTCTGATTTCGTAAATACCCATTGAGTAAGCCTTGTTACGCACAAGGGCAATGTCGATAAGTCCGAGAACCGAGTTCGGAATCTTGCCGAATCTGTCCTGCAGCTCGTCAATAACATCGTCTGCGTCCTCATTACTGCGGATATCGGCAATTCTGCGGTAAACATCAAGACGAAGTGTAAGACTTTCAACATAGCTTTCTGGAATATGAGCGTCAACCGAAATATCAATAAGACAGTCGAGGTCTTTTGTGACATTCTGCTCGCCCTTTTCCTCGCTTACTGCCTCATCAAGAAGCTTGAGGTACATATCATAACCGACCGATTCCATATGCCCGTGCTGCTGTGCGCCCATAATATTGCCCGCACCTCGCAGTTCAAGGTCACGCATTGCAATGCGGAAGCCGCTGCCGAATTCTGTAAATTCCCTGATTGCGGCAAGCCTTTTCTGCTGAATCTCCGTGAGAACCTTGTTCCGTCTGAAGGTAAAGTAGGCATATGCCCTTCGTGAACTTCTGCCCACACGGCCTCTGAGCTGATGCAACTGCGAAAGTCCCATACAGTCGGCATTTTCTATAATAAGGGTGTTGGCATTCGGCAAATCAACACCCGTTTCGATAATTGTCGTGCAGACAAGCACATCAATCTCCTGTTCAAGCATCTGTCGCCAAACTTCGCTGAGTTCGCCCTCTTTCATTTTGCCGTGACCGATTGCGATTTTTGCCTCGGGAACAGCCTCCTGAATTTTTGCGGCACATGAAGAAATTGTTTCAACATTGTTGTGAAGATAGAACACCTGACCGCCACGGCGGAGCTCACGGCGGATTGCCTCGTTGATAACCGCATCATCATGTTCAAGCACATAGGTCTGAACAGGCTGACGGTTTGTCGGTGCTTCTTCGATAACGCTCATATCACGCAGACCGCTCATCGCCATATTGAGGGTTCTCGGAATAGGAGTAGCCGAGAGCGTAAGCACATCGACATTTTTGCACAGTTCCTTGAACCTCTCCTTTTGGGCAACACCGAAACGCTGTTCCTCATCTATGATTGCAAGTCCGAGGTCACGGAATTCAACATCCTTCTGCACAAGTCTGTGAGTTCCGACAATCATATCAATTTCTCCTCGCTTTAGCTTTTGGAGAATTTCTTTCTGCTGTTTTGCTGTACGGAATCTTGAAAGCAGTTCCACACGAACGGGATAGCCCTCAAAACGCTTGATTACCGTCTGATAATGCTGCCATGCGAGAATTGTTGTGGGGCAGAGCAATGCGCATTGTTTTGAATCTGCAATACACTTAAAGGCGGCACGGAGTGCAACCTCTGTTTTGCCGAATCCGACATCACCGCAGAGAAGTCTGTCCATCGGCGACGAACGCATCATGTCATGCTTGATTTCCTCACAACAACGCAGCTGGTCGGGAGTTTCGTCATATTCAAAGCTGAGTTCAAAATCTCTCTGCCACTCGTTATCAGCCGAAAAGGCATAGCCCTTGGCTTTCATACGCTGTGAGTAAAGCTCGATAAGCTCCTTGGCAATGTCCTTGACAGAGGTTTTAACCCTTGCCTTTGCCTTTTGCCAGTCACCCGAACCGAGTCGGTTAAGCTTAACCCTTGAATCCTCTTTAGGACCTATATATTTTGCAACCATATCAAGCTGTGTGACAGGCACATAAAGCACATCGCCCTTTGCGTAGTCAATCTTGATATAGTCCTTTATAACTCCGTGAGTATCAATTTTTCTTATACCGCCGAACACACCGATACCGTGAACATTGTGTACAACATAATCACCGGGGGCAAGCTCTGAAAGGCTGTAAATTTCCTGTCCCGTCTTTTTTTTCTTCTTTTTGGACTTTTCGGGACGGTACGAAACCTGACTGTAGGTTATTGCAAAAAACTTTTGTGACGGATACTCAAAGCCCGCACTCAATGCACCCTGCATAACAAGCAATTCGCCCTTTGAAATCTTATCCGCACCCTCGCTGTAAACAGCGTTTATGCCGTCTGCGTTAAAGGTGTCACAAAGATTTTTGGCAGCTCTTTCTGTTCCTGCAAAGATAACACCCTTGCTTTCGGGGGTAAAAAGTCCGTCAACATCTTCTTTTAGCTGTTTATACGAACCGCCCCATGCCGAGATCTGTTTTGTTGAAAAGCTGATGATTTCCGACAGCTTGATAGGCATACTTCCGTGAACAAAGTTTTCAAGCACGATTGTTCCGTGACTTTGCAAAAACTCGGTACATTCGTTGAATGTGAGCGCAAAGCGGTCAAAACCTCTGCAAAGAGTTCCGTCCTCAAAGCCTTGCATAAGGGTTTCATTGCTGATAAAGTCCATTGACTTTCCCCGTTCCTGAATTGCAGTAAATTCAGACGCAAAAACGAGGGTGTTTCTGTCGAGATAATCAAAAAGCGACTCGGGTTTATCGTAAATCTGATTGATAAATTTGTCCGCATTGGCAATCATTGCACCGCTGCGGATAAGCTCTGCCTCTGAAAAAAGTTTTTCCTTGGCTTTGGCGCTGTTCTTGGAACGGAGGAGCTTTGCCTTGTGTTCAATTTTATCTGCAAGGGCGGCTCTGTCCTCAATTACGATTTCGGTTGAGGGCGAAAGCGTAATTTTGTCAGCCTTTTTAAATCTTCTCTGTGTTTCAATGTCAAAATAGCTGAGGTCGGTAATTTCATCGCCCCAAAATTCACATCTCACGGGATAGTCGCTGTCGGGCATAAAGAAGTCGAGAATACCGCCTCTCAGCGAAAACTGACCGCTGCCCTCTACCGCATCAAAGCGTTCGTAGCCGAGCAGAGTAAGTGCCTTTGTCGCCTTTTCAAGCGATAGCTCCTTGCCCTCTTCAAATTCAATAACCGACTGTTCAAGCACATTTCTCGGAACGGTAAGCTGTGCCGCCGCATCAACACACGCAATTGCAACATCACATTCGTGGTTGAGAAGCTTGAGCAAAACTTTAAGCCTTGCGTGCTCGTACTCGTGCGAACGGCTCTGAAAGTCAAGAAAGTTGAAGTCACGCACTGGATAAACATAGGCACGAAGTCCCATGCACGAAAGGTCGTTACACAAAGTTTGCGCCTCTTTTTCATCGGAGGCAAGACAAAATGCCGTGACGCCCTTGAGGCGGCACAGCGCATAGATGATATTTGATTTGTTGATTGTTGAAAGTCCCGAAGCACAGACCGTTCTGCCCGGCTTGACATTTTTTTCAAGTGTTTTGAAAACGGGTGACTCTTTGAGGACATCAACAAGAAAGTTGAGATTATTCATTTCTTTGTCCCTTTTCAGTTGAACAAATTCATAGCACGGTCGGTTTTGCCGTCAATAATCAGCTCGATTGCTTTTTCGGCATTGTCAAAAATTTCATCAAGCTTTTTCATTTCATCGGGAGTGAACTTTGAAAGCACCCAGTCGGCAAGGTCCCAGTCGGGATTTGGCTTTGCGCCTATGCCAACCTTGATGCGGGGGAATTTATCGCTTCCGCTGAGATAGATTATACTGCGCATTCCCCTTTGACCGCCGTCACTGCCCTTTGAACGGATACGCATTTTTCCGACATCAAGCGAAATGTCATCAAAAATTACAATGACATTTTCGGGTGGGATTTTGTAGAAGTTCATCGCCTCAACAACTGCCTGACCGCTGTTGTTCATATATGTTGTGGGTTTCATCAGCATAACTTTTGCGCCGTTTACAGTGCAAGTGCCGATAAAGCTTTTGTATTTTATTTTGTTCACATCACAACCGAGCTTGTCGGCAATGCGGTCAATTGCAAGCCAGCCGGCGTTGTGACGAGTGTTTTCGTATTTTCTGTCGGGGTTGCCGAGTCCCACTACAATGTACTCGATTGAACCCGTTGATTTGTTTTTTCCGAACATATCCGTTTTCCTCTTATTTATATTATATGTATTCTGAAATTCAAATTAACCTTTTCCGAAGCTTACAACAACCCAGTCATCGTTGCCGAGATGATAAGGATTTCCGCAATACGGGCAGTTGCGTTCTCTTGTTGCATCAAAGCTTGCGCCGCAGCTTTTACAGGTTACTTTTTTCATTGTGAAAACTCCGTCATCCATGGCGTTCACACTTCTGCAAACGGTAAGTCTGAACTTTTCGTTTTTAACCCTAAATGAAGAATTTTTGTTTTTCACGGTCGTTGCATAAACGGTCATATCAACATAGCAACAGCCGTTTGTGACATTGAATGAATTAAGCTTTGACACTCCTCTGTACTTGATGTCAACAATATCTCCGAAAGGATTTTTCATCGGATTGCCCTCATAGACTGCGAGGTTTGTGTAATCATCACTGAAAATCATAATCTTGAGCAAAGCAAGCACCTTGCCGATAAAGTATTCATATGAGAAGTTGGGATTAACCTCTTTCATAAGCCACGGAAGTCTTTTCTGACAATTGAAGTGCGGACCTATCATAGGAATGCTCTTTGCCGCACCGACAAAAAGTCCGAAAAGCGTTTTTAATGCCCATGCAAGGTACCCCGCCAAAAGTCCGCCGAGCAGTACGGGGATTGCTCTTACGCCGATTTCATAGACCATATTTGCGGTTGCGGGATCAAAAGTTCCGTCCTTTACAACCACCCATACCGTAAATGCCGCAACGGCGGCAATTCCGCCGAGAAGGTACGGAGCAAGCACTTTTTTCGTTGACTTGTTCGCAAGCGAATAGGTTTTTACAAAGTAGAAGTTTGTAACCTTCGGGAACAAATCGTCCATAATAAAGCGAGTTTTGCAGTTTTTACAACCGTTGAGAAGCTCTCTTACATTGCTTACCGCACCGCAGTTCGGACACGAACACGCAACCTCGGAATTTTGGTTTTCAAGCCTTGTAATCATTGTGTAAAAGAAAAATCTGTCCTTGATTTTTTTCTTTTTCTTTCCGTCTTTAAAGTATTTCTCCGTAACCTCATATGTCTTTGACGCAATGTTACTCTTACATTCGCCCATATCGTAGGCAGTACAAGCATTTATGGGGACTTCATTCTTCACCGTTTCCTTATCGGTAAAAGCGGTCTGAATCTTTACACCCTTTTTGTCAAGTCTTTTCTTCTGTAGGTCAAGCGCAAAGTCGAGGTCGATTGACGCAATATCCGGATTTTTGCCCTCATTGCACCACAATTCGTACTCATCGACAAAGCGGTTCATTATTTTGTTATCTGAATCGGAGCCGTAAACTATACCAAACAAAATTAAATCACCCTCACATATTGTACCGTTTTTATCCAAAAAAATTTTGAAGAAAAAAGGAAAAGGGGGGGTTTATTAAACCCCCGCCTGTTTAATTACATAATTAAATTGTTCGCCTATCAACCGAAAGCGGCTGTGAACGGCTTGTCGTTGTAGATTCTTGCGATAGCCTCTGCAAATGTAGGAGCAACAGGAAGAATCGTGAACTTGTCAATCATCTTTTCCTTCGGAACAGGAATTGTGTCAAGAAGAACAACTTCCTTGATGGCACTGTTCTGGATTCTCTCGATTGCAGGACCGGAAAGAACTGCATGAGTAGCGCAAGCGTAAACCTCTGTTGCACCGCCCTTTTCAACAATAGCGTTAGCGGCATTGCAGAGAGTACCTGCTGTGTCAATCATATCGTCAACAAGGATAACCTTCTTACCCTTTGCGTCACCGATGATGTTCATAACCTCACAAACATTAGCCTTTGGTCTTCTCTTGTCGATAATAGCAAGACCTGTGCCGATTTTTGAAGCGAAGTTTCTTGAACGAGTTACAGAACCGAGGTCAGGAGAAACAACGATATAATCATCATTGTTGCCACCGATTTTCTCTCTCATATGGTTTGCGAGAAGTGATGCGCCCTGAAGGTGGTCAACAGGAATGTTGAAGAAGCCCTGAATCTGATTTGCGTGAAGATCCATTGTAAGCACACGGTCAGCACCTGCACAGGTGATGATGTCTGCACAAAGCTTAGCCGAGATCGGATCTCTTGCCTTAGCTTTTCTGTCCTGTCTTGCATAGCCGAAGTATGGCATAACAACTGTGATTCTTGCAGCAGATGCACGCTTCATGGCATCAATCATTATGAGCATTTCCATAAGATTGTCGTTGACGGGAGCACAGGTTGACTGAACAATAAAGCAGTCGCTGCCACGAACAGATTCGTGAAGAGAAACAGAGATTTCGCCGTCTGAGAACTGTGTACAGTCACTCTTACCAAGCGGCAGACCGAGACAGCCTGCAATTCCCTGAGCTACATCAACATTTGAACTGCCGGTGAAAATTTTAATGTCCTTACCGTGAAAATTCATTGCAATAACTCCTTTGAATTTTAATGTGTGTAGTATATGTTTACCAATGATTAACCGAGCAATTAACAGCTGTAACCCTTTGCTCTTGCAATTTCGTTAAGCTGTTCAAGCTGAGCCGGATCATTTGCACCCAAAACAGTGTCGCTGCACTGAGCCGTGAATGCTCCGACCTTTCTTCCGTCCTCAAGCAAAAGCTTGATTGCGTCGGGAAGATAATATTCCTTTGCACTGTTATCCGACTTGATTCTGTCGAGAACCGAAAGAAGAAGCTGACAGTCAAACCAGAAACCGCCCGAGTTTACTTCATTTATTTTGAGAGTTTCCTCATCAGCGTCTTTCTGCTCAACAATTGCACGCAGATTACCGTTTTCGTCACGGACAATTCTGCCGTAACCTGTCGGATCGTCAACCTTTGCGGAAATAACCGTTGCGACACAATCGTTTTCGATGTGAGCCTTTAGGGAATCCTCAATAGTCTTGCTGTCCATAAACGGAGCGTCGCCGTTGAGAATAACAACATTGCCGCTGTGCTTTTTAAGGAAATCCTTTGCCATCATCACAGCGTGACCTGTTCCGAGTCTTTCAGCCTGAAACACGCTTTCAACGGAAAAATCGAGGGTTGAAAGATACTCTTCGACACACTCTTTTTTAAAGCCCTTGACAACACAGATGTCATCAATACCGGCTTTCCTTAAAGCCGACATAACCCAGCAGAGCATCGGTCTGCCGAGCACCTCCGACAATGTTTTCGGTTTGTCGGATTTCATTCTTTTGCCCTCGCCGCCTGCGAGGATAACGGCACAATTCTTCATTTTTTCTCCTTTTATCTGTGACAAAACAACAAAGATGCAGACAGTCCTGTCACAAGGCACTCGTTCATACCATAATATTATCTCACAAAAATCACAAATTTCAAGAGAAAATTACAAAAATCGGGCAAAAAAAGGCATTTTAAACGATTTATACAATATTGCCGAAAATAAAACCTGTTTTTTATAAGAAAAAAGTTTGAAAAAAATATAGCTATTTTGACCAAAGTTTGTTATAATATTCGATAGGCTTATACAAGCAGGCAGGTTTTACCAAGGGGTAAGTCTGCCACAGCCGTATATCTTAATTTATTTTTAGGAGGATTACCAGTTATGGCAAACAAATGGGTTTACCTTTTTACAGAAGGTAATGCTAACATGCGTGAGCTCCTCGGCGGTAAGGGTGCCAACCTTGCAGAAATGACAGGTCTTGGACTTCCTGTACCACAGGGCTTCACAATTACAACAGAAGCTTGTACTCAGTATTATGAGGACGGCAGAGAAATCAACGCTGAAATTCAGGGTCAGATCAACGAGTACATCGAGAAGATGGAAGAGATCACAGGCAAGAAGTTCGGCGACAAGGAGAACCCCCTCCTCGTTTCAGTTCGTTCAGGTGCTCGTGCTTCAATGCCGGGTATGATGGATACAATCCTTAACCTTGGTCTTAACGAAGATGTTGTTGAAGTTATCGCTAAGAAGTCAAACAACCCTCGTTGGGCTTGGGACTGCTACAGAAGATTCATTCAGATGTATTCCGATGTAGTTATGGAAGTAGGTAAGAAATATTTTGAAGAGCTCATCGACAAGATGAAGGCTGAGAGAGGCGTTACTTACGACGTAGAGCTTACAGCTGACGATCTTAAGGAGCTTGCAGGCCAGTTTAAGGCTGAATACAAAGAGAAAATCGGTCAGGACTTCCCTGACGATCCTAAGGAACAGCTCATGGGCGCAGTTAAGGCTGTATTCCGTTCATGGGACAACCCTCGTGCAAACGTTTACCGTCGTGACAACGATATCCCTTATTCATGGGGTACTGCCGTTAACGTACAGTCAATGGCATTCGGTAACATGGGCGACGATTGCGGTACAGGTGTTGCATTTACAAGAGATCCTGCTACAGGTGAGAAGAAGCTCATGGGTGAGTTCCTCATCAACGCACAGGGCGAAGACGTAGTTGCAGGTGTTCGTACTCCTATGCCAATCGCTAAGATGGCTGAAGAGTTCCCGGAAGCTTTCGAGCAGTTCCAGAATGTTTGTCAGACACTCGAAAACCACTACAGAGATATGCAGGACATGGAGTTCACTGTTGAAAACAAGAAGCTCTATATGCTCCAGACAAGAAACGGTAAGAGAACAGCTCAGGCTGCTCTTAAAATTGCTTGTGACCTCGTTGACGAGGGCATGAGAACAGAAGAAGAAGCTGTTGCAATGATTGATCCTCGTAACCTTGACACACTTCTTCACCCACAGTTCGATGCTGCTGCTCTTAAGGCTGCTACACCAATCGGTAAGGGCCTCGGCGCTTCTCCTGGTGCTGCTTGCGGTAAGATCGTATTCACAGCCGAAGATGCTGAAAACTGGAACGCTAAGGGCGAAAAGGTTGTTCTCGTTCGTCTTGAAACTTCACCTGAGGACATCACAGGTATGAAGGCTTCACAGGGTATCCTCACAGTTCGTGGCGGTATGACATCACACGCTGCCGTTGTTGCTCGTGGTATGGGTACATGCTGCGTATCTGGTTGCGGCGACATCGCAATGGACGAAGCTAACAAGAAGTTCACACTCGCTGGCAAGGAATTCCACGAGGGTGACTACATTTCAATCGACGGTTCTACAGGTAACATCTACGACGGCGTTATCCCAACAGTTGACGCTACAATCGCAGGTGAGTTCGGCAGAATCATGGCTTGGGCTGACAAGTACAGAACTCTTAAGGTTAGAACAAACGCTGATACACCTGCTGACGCTAAGAAGGCTCGTGAGCTCGGTGCTGAAGGTATCGGTCTTTGCCGTACAGAGCATATGTTCTTTGAAGAGGACAGAATCGCTGCATTCAGAGAGATGATCTGCTCAGATACAGTTGAAGAAAGAGAAGCTGCTCTTGACAAGATTCTTCCTTATCAGCAGGGCGACTTTGAGGCTCTTTATGAGGCACTCGAAGGCAATCCTGTAACAATCAGATTCCTTGATCCGCCGCTTCACGAGTTCGTTCCTACAGAGGAAGCTGACATTGAGAAGCTCGCAGCTGCTCAGGGTAAGAGCGTTGAAGACATTAAGACAATCATCGCTTCACTCCACGAGTTCAACCCAATGATGGGTCACCGTGGTTGCCGTCTTGCAGTAACATATCCTGAAATTGCAAAGATGCAGACAAAGGCAGTTATCCGTGCTGCTATCAATGTTCAGAAGGCACACGCAGACTGGACAGTTGAGCCTGAAATCATGATTCCGCTCGTATGCGATGTTAAGGAACTCAAGTTCGTTAAGAAGGTTGTTGTTGAAACAGCTGACGCTGAAATCGCTGCTGCAGGCATCGACCTCAAGTACGAAGTTGGTACAATGATCGAAATCCCAAGAGCTGCTCTTACAGCTGATGAGATTGCTAAGGAAGCTGACTTCTTCTGCTTCGGTACTAACGACCTTACACAGATGACATACGGCTTCTCAAGAGATGACGCAGGTAAGTTCCTCAACGCTTACTATGATGCTAAGATCTTCGAGAACGATCCGTTCGCTAAGCTTGACCAGACAGGCGTTGGCAAGCTCATGGAAACAGCTATCAAACTCGGTAAGCCTGTAAACAACAAGCTCCATGTTGGTATCTGCGGTGAGCACGGCGGCGATCCTTCTTCTGTTGAGTTCTGCCACAAGATCGGTCTTGACTATGTATCATGTTCACCGTTCCGTGTTCCGATTGCTCGTCTTGCTGCTGCTCAGGCTGCTATCGCAAACAAGTAATCCACACAGGATGTATTGACAGGTAACTTAATACAAGTTTATTTCTGATATAAAATTGACCTTGCAGATTTTACTCTGCAAGGTCTTTTTATGTCTTATAAAAATCTTTAAAGGTTTCCCACAATTTATATAACGGCGTATTTTGAAAATTTTTATTGTTTTTGCAAAATCTATTGATTTTACATTTGTTCTTGGGTATAATAATACCAAATCACGATTTAGTAAATCAAGATTAGATAGCATAAGAGGTGTTTTTATGTTTATAGGCAGAGAAACCGAGCTAAAATTTCTGAACGATAAATACAATTCAGATGGCGGACAGCTTGTAGTTTTGTATGGCAGACGGCGTGTCGGCAAAACGGAAACCTTAAGAGAATTTTGCAAAGAAAAACCACATGTATTCTTTTCCTGTACTCAGACAACCGACAGGGTGCAACTTCAAAAATTTTCAAAACAGATATTAAAAGAAAACATTCCCGCAAAAAACTACATTACCGAATTTGCCGATTGGGAAAAAGCTTTCGGCGCTGTTCTCGATTTGCCGTATGGGGATAAAAAGAAACTCTTTATCATAGATGAATTCCCGTATATGTGCAAAGGAAACAAGAGCATTCCTTCTATTCTGCAAAATTTGTGGGATACACAACTTCGGGATTCAAATGTTATGATTGTTTTGTGCGGCAGTGCAATGAGTTTTATTGAAAAGGAAATTCTTGCCGAAAAAAATCCGCTCTACGGTCGTGCTACCGGAATTTTCAAAATGAAAGAAATGGGATTTTACGATGCAGCTAAATTCTTTACCTCATATTCCGAACGGGACAAAGTTATTGCTTATTCTGTTCTTGGCGGTATCCCCCACTATTTAAGGCAATGGAATCCGAAACTAACTATTGAAGAAAATATTAAACAAAACATTTTGACCAAAGGTTGTGTTCTATACAGCGAGGTTGATTTTCTTCTTCATCAGGAACTTCGGGAAACGCCTGTATATAACTCTATCATTGAAGCGGTAGCACTTGGAAATACAACTTTAAACAATATCAGTCAAAAGTCACTCATTGAGGATACTTCCAAAACAAGTGTTTATTTAAAAAATCTGATTGAACTCGGCATTGTGGAACGAGAATTTTCTGTTGATGCAAAGATAAAAGAACAGGCAAACGGTAACAGAGGAACATATAAATTAACAGATAACTTCTTCCGATTCTGGTATGCATTCGGTTTTGCAAATTTTTCACAGCTTGAGGACGGCGATGTTGACGGCGTTTACGAATATATTGTAAAGCCCGAACTCCATAAATTTGCATCAGTCGCATTTGAAGATGTATGCCGTGAGTTTGTTCGGAAAATGCAGAAAAATAACGAACTGCCGTTCCGATATTCCAAAATGGGACGGTGGACAGGAAAGACAACAATAAGGGATAAAAACACAGCAAACGGACTTAGAATTGGAGAAACAGAAATAGATATTTTATGTATCGATCAAAAAGCAGAAAATTATTTAGTTGGGGAATGCAAATTCAAAAAAGAAGCATTTACCTATGCAGAATATCTGAACACACTTGCAAAATTAACACCATTGAAGGAAAAGACACAGTTTTATTATGCATTGTTCTCTGAAAACGGTTTTGATGAAAAGATAAAAGCCGATACAAAATCAAGTGGCACACTTCTCTTTTCCATTGAACAAATTGTCAATTACAGTTGACATATATTTTGAATTAACCTAAAAACCGCTCTCGAATATGAGGTATAATAATAGCAAAAAATATAATTAAGCCTAAGCGTTTGCAGAGTGCTTTTTATAAGGATTTATATTCACACAGAAAAATGACAAGCTGAGATTTTTCAACTTGTCATTTTTATTTTTGGTCATGGTTATTTAATTATTTGAATGGTTTTGCAAAGCTGCAAAATTTATTAACATAGCTTGATTAAAATTTTAATCAGGATTTTATGCATTTACATAAGAAATTATCACATTAAGATGTAACGGAAAATCTGCTTTCACACGCTTTTCTATGAGCTTCTTCTCTGCGTCTGTTTTTGTATCCGAAATTTTAATGTCCACACGGTTTCTTGTGGGAGCTTCAGCAATTGTAAAATTTTCCACACCGTAACCTCTGACAATTCTTTTGAAATCGTCGGGAGTGCATTTTCCGCCAACCTTCTGCTCAGATATTTTAAGCATTTCCCTTCGTTTTTCAAGCGGATAATCGGCATTGATTTTACCGACAAATCTTTCCCTTTCGGTAATTCCGCAGTTTTCCGCTGTGTCAATAAACAACTCCCGTTCCATAGTTTCAAGCATATCAAATTCCGTGTTCAAACCCTCTGCATATGCCAAAAGTTCCGCTCTGATATTTGATTTTGCCGTAACTTTGTAAAGCCCCGTACTTTCTAATTTGGTTTTCATCGAATCAAAGCTGTTCATCACTTCACCCCAATCGTAACTGTACCGACAGTAAAACATTGCGACTTTGCCACCGTCACATCCTGCATATCCGTGTTCCAGTTGTAGTTGGTTATACAACCCGTGTCAATCAGTTTTGCGCCGAGTTCCGACAATCTGAAAGTTCCGCCGATAGGGATTGAATTCACATATTCCGCAAAGGCATTTTTGAGCAACTCCTTGACTTCACCTGAAGAATATCCGTCCTCCGCATAGGCAACAACACTCATATTGCAAGCGGTACGCTGGGCATTCGCCACAATAACATCAACATTAAGCTCTCTCTGCTTTTCCAAAAGCGACTGAACCTTTGCAACAACATTCGTACCCAATGATGCATCCGCACCCGTAACATAGACATTAACCGTACCTACGCCCCTCACTTTGCCGACGGCACTCGCCTTTGCAACACCGTCAACCGTGAGTGCAAGCTGTTCGTAATATGCCGCATTCGTGCCGTTGGAGGTGTTTATATATGTATCTCTTATACGTTTGCGAAGTTCATCGTCCGTTTCGGCATCGCAACCGCCCGTAAATTTCTCACGGTTTGTAACCGTTTCAATCTCTGTAGGCACACTCACGGGAACAACCGCACAGCTAAGCCCGATATTACCGTTACTCCCCGCCTGTTCAGCCTCGGCATAAACACTCACAAGCGTGTTTCCGGCACTGATTTCTTCATCCTCGGTCGTAACAAATCGTATCGGCACAAGGTCGGCAGTAGCCACAACGCACCCCTTTGGAATTACAATATCGTGACTACACGGCTGAGAAATATTGAAGGTAATTTCGCCCGTTGACTTCATCGCCTTTTTGCGTTCAATACCTCTCTGCGATGCGAGTTTGTCAAGGCATTCACCGCTTGCGCTCACTGCAAACATCTGTCTTTTCCACCACTCAAGATTCGTCTGCAGCTTAAAAATCTCGCCGGCAAGCACCTTGAGCCTGATTGCAATGTCGCTCACCTCGTTAAAGCTGTCACCCGTTTCATGCTCATAGGCATTCTTCATTCTGCCGTAAATTTCATCATAGGTTTCCATTTATCTGCACCTTCCTTGTAATATCGTCAACCGTAAGGTCAATCGTAATCTGTCTGCCAACCGACTTAACGCTTGCATAGGTATTTTTCATTTTTGCAAGCGATTCATTGGCAAGCAGTTCAGTCTGCTTTGCCGAGAGTGTTTTGTCCTGCAAAAGCACCTTTGAACCTAAATTTCTGTCATAGACAAATCCGCCGAGTTTTGCCGAAATGCAAAGCACAGCCTGTTGGAATTTTGCGTCACTCCCCTCAAGCAATACCGTATTGCCCGAAGAGCCGATAACGATATCACCGTTTTTAATCATCGTATCCCTCATACTACACCGCCTTGCCGTTGATAAGAACCCTGCCGTCATTTTTCAGCACAATACTCGCTCCGCCCTTTGACGAGAGCATAACCTCGCCCTCATCAAGTTCAACATTTTTTGCAAGCACGCCAAGGCTCACTTCGCCGTTAGCAAGCGGCAAAACAACCGCCGACTCTCCCACGGGAACAACGCTTGCAAAGCCATACGGCACGCAACATTTTATCCCCCTGTGTTCTTCCGAGGAATCCACCGAAACCGTGTTTCCCGAACTTTTCACACCGCCCTTTTCGGCTTTCGGGGCGGTAATCGAATTTTTAGTTATGTAATTCATCAGCCACATCGCCGTTCTCCTTTCCAAGCACAACCATTGTGCTTTCACCGTTTTTCCCAAGTGAATATTTAATGCTTTTCACAACCAAGCCCTCTCTTTTTCCGATAAGAGAGTCATCAATCACAGCCCTTCTGCCGACAACTCCGCACAGACATTCTGCACATTCAAGCATTATTTCAAAGCTCTGCCTGTTGCCGTTTTCAATCATTCTGTCGGCTGTTTTTACCGCATTGTTGTCGAGAAAAGCGTTTACATATCTCACCCTTTTAATCCTGTCGGCAACGCATTTGTTGCTTACAACGCTCTTGTAACCGCCGTATTCCTCGGTGCGTAGTTTGATTTGCGAAATCACCTTGCACGGCTTTATGTACTCACGGAGAGATGTATAACCTACTCCGTTTCTGCCGAACACAAACGGCTTTGCACCGCCGTAAGTTCCGCACATCAAAGCAAATCCCGCACCCGTAATTCTCGGACTTTTGCCGTATCTGCCGTTGCAGAATTTTTCAAGCACCTGCCACTCGGTCATGCCCTTTTCAATTTTGATTGTGCCCATAAACGGATGTTCGTCACCGTCATATCCGACAATTCCGAACGGCTTTAAATGCCTTTCAAAAATGAACTTTGCCGCCGGGTTCACATATGTAACAGGCTCTGCCTCATTATCGAGAAGCCTTCCGGCAAGACTTCTTGCACTCAGCCTTACAATCGCACCGTCGGTTCTCACAATGCTGACAATCTCGTCAGCCTGTCCCACAAACACAAGCGACTTGCCGTCATAAGCCTCAAGTATATCGGCATTTCCGAACTTCTCGTCATACGGCACAGTCATCACAAGCTCATCGGCAGGCACATCGACATCTGCCGAAATTTCTGCCGTGAGAACATTTTTAATTCCACACCTTTTGCCGTTTTTATCAGTAAAAAAGTAAGTCAGCACAGCTTAACCCTCCTTGTTCCGAGGTTTTCATCGGGAAACTTAACATCGGGATTCAGTCGCACAAGCTCGTCAATTTTCACGCCTGTTTTGTATGCAATGTCCCACAGGGTTTGTCCGTTTTCACAGTCAAAATATGTAATTACCGTTTTCTGCTTTTTTTCCATAACCTCACGGAACACAAAGCTGTATTCAAGCACATTCGGCTTTGGCTCGCCCTTTATTTCAAGCTTTTCAAACACAGCATAAATGCTCGGCAGGTTTGGCACGGAGAGCACTTCTTTTCCGCTGTTTCTGAACACCTCAAACAGCCTTTCAAACTGTTCTGCACAATTCTCGCCGTACAGCTGTCCCGAACCGCTGATTTTCATATTCTTCCGCCCCATATCCTGAACGGAAGATTCGCCGAACGGACTTTTCATTTCTGCAACGCTCCTGTCACATTCAAAGCTGATATTCTGCGGATTGTGATGCCACACATATTCACCGAATTTCATCGGCACCGGTTTCATAGGCTTTTCGCCTCCTCTTCTTCGTCAAGTCTGCGACTGTAACGACGGCTTTCCCTTTCAAGGAATTCACCGAACATTTCGGTATCTTTACCGCCGTTCTCAGACTCCGCAAGCCTGTAAAGTTCGTCTGAATTTTTATCATTCATATAATTTTCCTCTCGTCGGCACTGATTTTCACGGTTGCAAGAATACTTCCGCTGCCCTGAGTAACGCTTGAAAATTCAAGCACTTTGCAATCCGTGTAAATGATTTTCTTCTTTGCAAGGTCAAGTTCAAGACTCTTAAAGCTGTCACGCTCCAAAAACGGAGTTTTATCCGTAATCTTCATCACAAAGGTAAGTTCCCATTCATTTGAAACAATCCTTTCAACGGGCTTGTCATTGAAAAATTCCTTGATTTCCGTGAAGGAGTTCTTTCTTGTACAGGTTGCCTTTTCAACGCCGCCGAGGATTTTTCCCTCACATTTCAACATGGCATTTCCGCAATTTTCAAATTCAAAGCCGTCCATTTAAACCTCCTCGCAAAGACAGAATTCCATATTAAAACTCACCGTTCTGTAAATTGCGTTCATATCGGGATCAAATTCAATTGACGCCGCCTCGCTGTGGGTAATCGTCTTTTCCGCATCGGCAGTTTTAAGTCCGAGAAGAATTTCACTTACCACTTCCGAAAGACCGCTTCCGTTCTCGGTTGCAGGAGCATACACCCTGATTTCAACTCCTGCATTGTAGCTTTCACCCTTGATAGACGGCGAAAGGTATCCGCCGATATAACTTTTCTCCGTTGACATATCTCTCACCGACACAACGGCAATCATTCCGTTCACGGGTGACGGTGCTTCATCAGAGCCGTATTCTCTTATAAATCTGACATTTTTCAAAGCCTCATTTACCTTTAATCCTGCAATAATACGGTCAACCTGTTTCTCAATTCGATTCAAAATCATCCCTCGTTTCTTCTCTGTATGCACACAGAACAGCCCTTACATAAATCGGATTGTCCTTCACATAATATTTTTCGCACCTTTTAACAGTATATTTACCGTTTTCACTTTCTATTACGCTTTTTTCCGAATCAAGCAGAACATCGGGCGGTGCAATAAATAAAAACAGCTTCGTTTTTCTCATACCCAGTTTATGCCGTACATTGTCGGAGTTTTGATTATAGTTATATCTCAAAGGTGAAATAAAGGCCTTTGTCCTAACCGATTTACCGCCGTTTTTAACGGTAACATCACAGCCGTATCTGTTTAATATTTTCCCGATAGACGGTGAAATATTCATCATATCACCCCAAGCAAAAATTTTTCTCTGCCGATAAGATCCTGCGACTTGTCGGCATATTCCCTCCACAGCTTTTCGGCACGGCTTTCGCCGTCCGCAGATGATGAAATTTTCAAATCACCTGCGGAAAAAGAAGAAATGCTGTCATCATTGCAAAGGGAATACAACCTAAAAGCGTAAACGGCACACAGGTTTTCAAGTCTTAATTCGTCATCTTCCGAAAGATTTTCCTTCGTAACAATCGAATTAACATACACCACGGCATCGTCAATAATGCTTTTCCATTTGTAAGTTTCAGCACCGTCAATACCGCTGTATAAGGCAAAACGCTTTGTAATGTTTGCAATGTTCAAGGCAATCCCTCCTTAACAGCTCATCACCTTTGACGCCTCTGTAAAGATTTTTGAAAAACCGGCGGTACAGGTAACTGCGGCTCTTTCAAGCTGACGGTCAATAAGCTTGTCGTAATCTGTAACAACACCGCCTGCCTGAACCATTTCAAGCGCACAGTTTTTGTCAAGACCGATAATCTTACCGCCCTCAAGCTCGGGAGTGTGAAGAAGGCTTGCACCGAGAGGTGTAATCATTCTGCCCGTAGCCTGAAAATCAAGACCTGCGTTTGAATCCTGAAGCTGAGAAAGCGAAAGAATCTTCTGCATTTCGGGGGTTGACGCAAGAATTGTGTTGAGTTCATACGGAGCAAGCTCTGTCCAGAGCTTTAAAAGGTCCTCATATGTAACCTTGCCGCCTGTTGCAACATTAAGTGTGCCGGCGGGATTTTCATTGCCGTCACCGTTCACAAGCACATCAATCGCATCTTTAAGCTGTGCTCTTGCAATATATGCGCCAATCTGATTGAGTGTTACGGTAAAGAGGTCAAGACGCTGAAAGCGAAGCGCCTCATATGATGCAACAAGCATTCTGCCGCGCTTGTGAAGCTTAACAAGGTTTTCTCTTGTCTTAACCTCAGTCTGCGGAATCTTTGCACCCTCGCCTACGAATTTAAGACTCTTGTCATCCTCACTCGGAACAGATGCAATACTGCGGTAATCCATACCCTCAATGTCTGTCACGGTTGCCACAAGATTTGGGAGAATATCCGCTCTCTCCATGCCCTGCATAACGGCTCTGCTCACATATTCGGGGAAAAGTGCCGCAGAGTTTGAACTCTGAAAAAACTTTTCAACGCAGTCGCTGTTTCTGCCCTTAACCTTAATGTCAAAGCGTTTGAGCTGACGGGAAAATGCGTCCAGTCCCTCAAGTGCAGTACCTCTGTAATTTTCTGACGGATCAAGCTTTTCAAGTGCGCCCGAAATTCCGCCCTTTGTCTGATACATACCCTTTTCAATTGTAATATTTTCAAAATTTGCCATAATATCTTCCTCCCCTTATTAAAGAATAAATCCTACCGATGTGTCTGTTGAGTCAAGCACAAGGTACTCTCTGCCGGTTGTTGTAACCGACACGCCGCCGACTGCCGTTGCAGAAAGCTTTTTGTAGCCGACGGCGATTTTCTTGTCGCTCTTAACCTTTACATAGCCCGAAAGCTGAACAACCGCATAACCGCCTCTCACGCTTACGCACACACCGCAAAAGTTCTCGCTTGCGTCACATTTTGCAACAGTACCGTTGTCCTTCATCTTAACAGGCACGCCTGCCTCTGTAAGTGTTTCGTCTGCAATAAATGTTGCGGCATTTTCGCCGAATCCGTTAAAATTTACATTCATAATAATACCTCCGTTAAATACTGAACTGACCGTTTTCCACGGTGTTATTTCTCTTGTCCTGCTTGCAGTAAAGCTGCGGAACAGGTTCAAAAGCTGCTTTCTTTTTCTTTTCAAATGCTGACTTAAATTCTCTGAGCTGTTCAATTGTCATACTCTTTGCAACGCTCTCCATAGTTTCGCCCGAAATGTCAGGCTGAACAAAAGCGGCAAGTCCCACAACATCACGGGTAAGGCTTTCACGGTACAGCACACCGTCCTTAGCCGACTTTTTAAGCCCGTCAATATATTCGCACAGCTTTCTGCTGTCGCTCTCATCAAGTGCAAAAGCCTTTTTGTTTTCAATGGCTTTAAGAATTTTCTCCATATCATTTTCCTTTCCAAAAATTTTGTGACCTTTCGTAATGCCTGCCCTCTTTTGTGACGGCACGGCAACAAAGCTCCATTCGTATGCGTCATACGGGTTCACAAGTTCACCGCAACAAAGCTTTGAGCCGTAAACCTCTCCCTTTTTGTGAGTACACATCGAGATGTCATCACCGCACACATTGCACACAACCCTGCCAACGGCACAGCCAACGCTTACTTCCTTGATAATTCCGCTGTCAATCGCAAGGATAATATCCCTGTTGCTCTCACAAACGGGAAGATATGCCCTTGCCTTGAGCCTAAAGTAATCGTCACCCAAAGCCGTTTTCTGACCGTCAATTTTCTCTACCTTACAGCTGAAAATTCTTGCCGTCTGATTTTTGGCACTTGGATTGTGGTCAATAATTCCCGTCTTGCCGACAAAAAGCTTTTCAAGCTCATAAAGCGAATCTGTTGTAAAGCGTTCGCCGTCACGGTCAACATCGTTGTCACACAGCACAACCGAAAACGCATACACCTCATTTTTTGCAAGATTTCGCCTTGTAAAGCGGTTAATCAGTTCGAGTTCATCATCGCCGACAGTCTGATTTTCACCGTCAACAACGCCCGAAACACCGCTTTTAATAAGTTTGTTATCCTTCATTCTGCACCTCCGCTCCAATCTGTCTTTCAATGTTCATCGCATTTGCATTGTTAAGTCTTGCCTGAGAAAGCTCAACCGCATCCTGAAGATTAATCTTGTCCCACTCAATCTTAAAGCTGTCGTTATAACCGCACATTTTAAGATGAGCCGACACAATTTTTGTAATCACGGGTTCAAGCACTGTGCGGTAGTAAGCAAGCTCGCTTGTGAGAATATCCGCCTGCTGTTCGCTCATTCTCTCCGTACTCGACCACGAAATGCCGAGCAGAAACGGCGGAATACCAAGCTTTGCGATAATCTGTTCAAGAATATGCCTTACGGGAATGTCGCAGTCGGGCATATCGCTTTCAGCACCGATAACCTTAATGCTGACATCGCCGACCGACACAAAATCACACACGCTGTCGCTTCTCATCGCCTTTTTCCACTCATCGGCAACCGCCTGTGCATTTTCTCTGCTCACAGCCGAACCGTTTGAATCGGGATTTAGAGTAACCGCAAAACGAATATCGCCAACCCTCTCCCAGTTTGTTTTTACCGACTCAAAAATCCTCAAAAGTATTGAGCTGACAAACGGCAGACCACTGAGTATGGAAGTACCGCACACAGTACCCGGCTTTGGATTAAGCAGTGTTGCAAAAATTCTTTCCGGATGCTTAGGTTCTTCGGCTGTACCGTTGCCGAGTATGTAAACCGCAAGCTTCAACGGAGAAGAATCCGCTCTGATTTCAACATCGTCAAGGCTTGCATTGTACAATGCGCAAATTCCTTCACCGTCACTATCGGGAACAATCTCACCGACCGCCTGTCCGTAGGTGAGAAGCGAATCAAGATAGCAAAGTACAAAACTTTCAAGTCCCATCATTTCACCGTTTGTGCGGACATTTTTAACAAAGCTGTCGGCAATCTTCTGACTTTCAGCCGATGAAGTCACAATTTTGAATCCGCCGATAAGTCTGATAATTTTGCAGAGTGCCGCATCAATAATCGGCACAGACTCACGCAAAGTTGTGTACAGCTGCCTTTCCGTTCTCGTCTGAACGGCAAATCGTGAAAAAATCGGCGAATTATTTCTCGTTTCTCTCAAAACGGTCTGCACCGTCTTTATGCTCTCGGTCTTTTTATTTTTTCTGCCAAGCCTCAAGCTGTTTCCTCCTGTCTTTTGGTTGCAACGGCAAAGAATCCGTCACAACCGTAAATTTTCGTAGCGACAAAATATCTTATGTCGTCCATTGCATGGTCGTTTTCCTTAACAGGTGCGTCACTGCGCCCCGAACCGTCCCAACGGTAAAGCGAAAATTCCCTTCTTGCGGCTCTGCAATTTTTGCAGATTCTGATTTTTCTGTCCTTCAAAGCCTGCGAAGTCTGTCTTATGCCGTTGATAACATTGTTTTCAGCCGACACAACCGTGTATTTTCCGTGTCTCCTTATAACCTCAATAAAGCTTGCGGCAGACGGATCGACAATCACACAGTCGATTTTCCGCCCGTCAATCAGCTTTTCAAGTCCGTCATAATGCTCCTCATCGGTCTTTTGAAAGCCCTGAGTGCGTGAGTTGAAGTAGTATTCGTCAACCCTGTACCACACACCGTTTTTTCTGCCCCACAAACCGAATGATGCGGGATTTACAGTACCGTAATCGCACGATACCGCCCAGCTTTCAATGTCCGGCGGAATATCGCAATACATCCTTTCATTGTCCATAAACGGATAAACCGCACCGAAAACGGCTACCCATCTGCCTTTTACGAACCTCTCGTAAAACACACCCGAATACAGACTTTCATACCGCTTGATAACCTCAGGCTTCAAAGACGGGTTGTCCTGCATTGTAAAGTGCAGATATAACGCATTTTTGTCACCGCACTTTTTAATCCACTCACGGTAGAACCAATGCTCAGGAAATTCGGGATTGCAGTTAAACCAAAATCTTGAACCCGACACGGAACATCTCGCCAATGCCTGTTCAACGAACGACCTCGGCATCAACGCAACCTCGTCAAAAAGCACACCCGAAAGCGTCATACCCTGAATAAGTGATGCGGATGACTCGTCCTTGCCTCCGAAAAGATAAAACCTGTTCATCACTCCGTTAACGCTCACGGTCAAAATATTCTGCGACAGTTTTTCTTCACACTTAAAACCGAGTGATTTCAAAATCGGAATCACGGGCGTAATCATATTTCGCCTTAAAGAACGGATTGTCTTTCCGCAAAGTGCAAAGTCCGAATTAGCAAAATCGTAAAAGCTCCACAAAATGAACGACAGCGACATACAAAATGTCTTTCCGCTGCGCACAGCACCGTCACAGATGATTGCGTCCCTGTCACGAAAAACCGACTCCCTGTTCCACCACGAAAGCACGGTAAGCTGTTTTTTAGAAAAAGCTTTAATTTCCATTTTCCCTGTCATTCACCGCCCTTGCGCTGTTTGAAATGGCGTCAAAAAGCTGTTTTGCGCCTGTTTCATGCTCACCACCTGCACCGAGTTTTTCAAGTGCCTTTAGCCTGTCAAAAAACTTGATTTCCATTGAACCGTCCTTCGGTCTTTTAATCTCCGACACAAGGAACAAATCCATGCCCTCAAGATCCTCCTTGCTCGGATCACTTTTGTAAAGCAAAGAAATTGCATCGCAAATGCTACCGAAAGCCAACCGCTGATACCCTGCCGCCGCCATGTTGGCAAGGGATTTTTCTCTTAGCCGTGACAGCCGTTCAAGCTCGGCTGAAATTTCGGGACGGCAGATAAGCTCTTCCCCCTTCTGCTCACAATCCCCCGTGTAGCCTGCCTTTTCTGCGGCAAGCTCGGAATTTCCCGAACCGAGAAATAAACTGCAAAACTTCTTTTCCCTACCTGTCAATTTTCTGATATCTCGTCACCTCCGTTTTTCAAGAGGCTTTATCAACACCCCTCACTTATACCTGCAAAATTCAAAAAAATTGCATACTTTGATGCAATTTTCAAAAATATTTTTAAAAATAATTATTCACAACCAAAAATCAATAGTCAAAGATATCCGCCTGATCCCCCTCAGAAAGCCGTCTTTTCCGAATCAGATAATAAAAAAAGGATTTACACATACAGAAAATCTGTATGTGCAAACCCTTTGCTTAATATTATTTACCACTTTTGTGAGGTAAAACCGATTAATATAATTGTCAGTCAAGCTTTCTTCCGCAATTCTGGCAAAATTCGCTGTCCTCAGAATTATCCGTGTAACAAAACGGACAGCGTTTTAAATTTACCGTTGCAACATTGTCATTAGCCGCACCGTTGTATGTCTGCGGATTTTGATACTGCGATTGATTTTGATATTGCACCTGATTCTGATAATACGGTGCAGTAGGCATTGCCGAACCTCTGTCATCAACGAATGTCGTATGTTTTATTACCCATTTTTTAATGTAAACAGAATAAAACGGAACAATAAACATCGAAATTATAGCATCAACAATAATTGCGACTATCAAATTCGGCAAAATATTATATGAATATTTTGTGGTCGTAATTGCCATAATAGGAAGAATACTAAGAATCAGACCGACAATAATCTCCCACGCAATCATTTTTCCGAAAAGCTGAGCGGCTGTACCGTTAAAATAAAGTCGTTTTCCGTTCACAACCGTGTGACTTGTTTCCCACCTCAGTTTAAGGCAGGACGCCCATGCCGCACCAAAACCGAATGTTATAAAAATAATAATTGAACAAAGTATGTTCCAGCCCATAAGTTGAAAACCTGTTCCGTCAAAATACGATTTCTGATATTCAACGGCAGGCGGGGGGGCCCGTGGCTGACCGGACACCCCCCCCGTTTAAATAAAACGAGGATC